TCGTTATCCGCTTTTTTCTTTTTTTCGAAAAATAATTGCTTTGAAAATCAGCTGTTTCTGCTAACAAATCCATAAAAATGTTAGCTGACAGCTAATAAAAAGCAGTCTTTTGCTAACAAGAAAAATTTATAGTCCTGCTAACATTTGGGAAAGTGGTCTTATTAACCAAAGAAAAGGGATGTAAAATAGAGAAAAGTAAAGTAAATTCACTCATCCGATTTGAATCTTGCAAACATCGATTAGCTGAAATCTATATTTAAGAGTTAGCCCTGCTAACGAACGAATGGCATGCCCGTTCAGACTAGATTTATAAAAAATTCTAGTTTGGACGGGTTTTTTATCGTCCTAAGATAAGGAGGTAAATCATGCAGAAAGTAAAAGAAAAAAGTAATTGGAAAGGCGAAACCATAGTAGAAATTGAAATAGAACGACTCAAAGCATTTCGTAATCACCCATTCCAGGTAAGGGATGATGACGATCTGGAAAAGCTGAAAGAAAGTATCAAAATGTACGGAATTTTAACACCACTACTTGTCAGACCAATCAAAGATGGTACTTATGAAATCATTTCCGGGCATCGAAGAAAAAGAGCTGCTGCGCTTTTGGGATATAGAAAAATACCGGTACTGATCCAGCCTATGAGCTATGAAGATGCGGTTGTAAAAATGGTTGATACAAATTTGCACCGGGAACATATCTCTTTCAGCGAGAAAGCTTTTGCTTACAGAATGAAAAATGAAGCACTGAAACAAAAAGTAGGCCGGAAAAAGGGACAAAGTGGCCAACAAAAGAAAGGTAAGAAGACAATTGAAATAATTGGAGAAGAATTTGGTGACAGTCCAAAGCAAGTTCAGAGATATATCGCAGTAACAAGGCTGATTCCTGAATTGCTTCAAAAGCTCGATCAGGGAGAAATCTCATTTAATCCTGCTGTAGAAATCTCTGCATTAACAAAAGAAGAACAAAGAGAATTGCTAGAAGCAATGAATTATGCCCAATCCACACCATCTGTTTCACAGGCGCAACGAATCAAAAAACTAAGCAAAGCCGGAGAATTAACAAAAAAACATATGGAAGATATCTTAAGTGAAATAAAAAAGGGAGAAGTCACAAGAGTTGAGTTTAATAATGCACAACTTCATAAGTTCTTCCCATACAATTACTCACCGGCAATGATGAAACGAGAAATATTAGAAATTTTGAAAATCTATAAAAAACAGTATTCAGAAAAATAGGAGGTATGCATTATGTGTAAAGTTATTTCAATCGTCAACCAAAAAGGAGGCTGTTCCAAAACCACAAGTGCTGTAAATATTGGGATTGGACTGGCAAATGCAGGAAAGAAAGTTGTTCTAATCGATGCGGACGCACAGGGGAGCTTGACAGCAAGCCTTGGATTCCAAAAGCCTGATGAACTGAAAGTAACCCTTGCAACTATTATGGCAAAAACCATCAATGAAGAAGAAATTGATTTATCAAAAGTAATTTTACACCACGAAGAAGGTGTGGATTTGGTTCCAGGAAATATAGAATTATCTGGATTAGAGGTACAACTATCCAATGTATTGAGCAGAGAACTGATTTTGAAAGAGTTTATAGACTCACTTAGAGATTTCTACGACTATATCTTAATCGACTGTGCACCATCCCTTGGAATGATGACAATTAACGCTCTAGTAGCTGCTGATGAAGTGATTATCCCTGTACAAGCCGCTTATCTGCCTGTCAAAGGACTTTCAAAGTAATTGATGATGAGAAAATGCAGGAACTTGTGGAGAGTATCACAACAAACGGTGTTCTTACTCCTGTCCTTGTACGGCCTCTTGGAATGGATACTTACGAAATGATCTCTGGACATCGAAGAATGCATGCAGCTAAACTGGCCGGATTAGAAAAAATACCAACAATCATTCGCGAGATGACTGATGATGAAGCTGTAATCTGCATGGTTGATGCAAACGTCCAACGTGAGGAGCTGTTACCTAGTGAAAAGGCTTTTGCTTATAAAATGAAGATGGAGGCAATGAAGCGTCAAGGGAGTCGAGGGGATTTAACTTCGTGCCAAAATGGCACGAAGTTCAGAACCGATCAGTTGATTGCTAGTGAAGTCGGTGAAAGCCCAAGAAATATTCAAAGATACATCCGATTGACTGAACTTATCCCAGATTTACTCGAATTAGTAGATAAGAAGAAACTGCCATTCACCATAGCTGTAGAAATCTCTTACATAGACAAAAAGATTCAGCAATGGCTTTACGAATATATTCGAGACAATGGATTCATCAAACCAAAGCAAATTTCTGCATTACGAGAACATTTAAAAACAGAAAAAATAAATCAGCAACAAATGATTACTCTTCTAAACGAAAATATGCCCGGGAGAAAATCCGTAAGAAAAGTAACTCTATCGGAAGACAGATTATCGAAATATTTTCCACCATTCTATTCGCAGGATGATATGGAAAAGGTTTTAATCCAGTTACTTGAAATTTGGAAACAAAATCAAACACAAGATGATGAATGATACAAAGAAACAGATGCTAAGAAGTTTGATTTGTAAACTTCTTAGCAGTAGAAGCACAAAACCAAAAGGGGGAATTCTATGGAACAGAAATCAACATTCCGGTATTTCTATGGCGAAGAAGCTGATATGCATAGCTTTTACCGGATACCAAAATTATTATTTACAAATGACTATTTCAAAGCCTTAAGCAATGATGCAAAAATTCTTTATGGTCTGATGCTGGATCGAATGTCCTTATCCGTGAAAAATCAGTGGTTTGACGAGGAAAATAAGGCTTATATCTACTTCTCTGTAGAGGATATTATGGAGCTGTTGAACTGTGGCAGAAATAAAGCCATCAAATCCATGAGAGAACTGGATGATGAAACCGGAATTGGTTTGATTGAAAAACGCAGACAGGGATTTGGAAAGGTGAACGTCATCTACGTGAAAACCTTTATGCTTGAGAAAACAGATGAGAAAAAATTTGGAGAGGAATTAGAGAAGTTTAAAAAACAAACTTCTGTGGAAAATGAGGAATCTACAGAAGTTTACAATTCAAACTTCATGAAGTCCCAA